TTGACTGTGTAGCCACCTGGGATTGCACCCATCTGCTTGATAGCGTTGATGTCGTTATCAGCAGTAGACACCCGCAGTTCAGTGTCAAGCAGACGCTTGGCAACGAACATCAGTGAGGGTGGAATCACCAACTTGACTGGCTTGGCAGCAATCAACAGACCACGCTCATCCGTCCACGCTGCAATCTGAATGACGGCATTCTCAAGAGAAGTTTCATTCAAATCAGCGCCAACGGCTGGACGATTACTGTTGGTGCCACCGGACACCAGCGGGTGTGCTGTCGAGAACAGGGCCACGCCGTCGCCACCGGGGTAGCTGGCAGAGAAGCCATTGTTTACAACAGCAGCCGCTTTAACCTGCTTGGTGTAAGACATCGCACGGGCTAGAGCCTTGGTGTAGCGGGCAGACAGACTGTCATACAGGTTGTCTTCCACAGCTTCCTCGGTGATTGAGAAACCAAGAGCTATAGTCTCGTGGTTGTAACGAGCGGTAAAAGCTTCCTGCGCGTTGTCATACGCAATGGCTTGACCTTCGTTCTTCACCGGAGCGGCACTAAAGCCAGCCAGCTTGGTTTCTTCTTCAAACGAGCGCTCAGAGGTTTCTGTTTCGTAAAGCTCTTTGTGCTCTTCGCCGTAGCGAGCGTACTCCATACCGAACAATGCGTTCAGCCCGGGCAGGAGTTCCTTCAGTAGTTGGGCACGAGAAATTGCCATTTTAAGTTACTCCTTAGATGCCGGTCGTGCTGTTATAAGTGTGCGTGTTTATCTTAACGATAAACTCCACAAATGTATCAGCAGCAGTAGCGGTTTCAGGAACCACATCTACGATGCGAATAGGCAACGAGGATGTAGTGTTGGTGGTCGTTGAGATGGCCTGCTGAGAATCTCCAGTAGCGGAAACACCAGCGTTAAGCACCACAGAGGTGTTTTGGCCAACAGCAGTACGACCCATACCCGCCACCACGGTCGTGCCTGAAACAGACACAACTTTGAATAGCACTGTAGGATCGTCAACCACGTAAGCAAAGGCGGTAGACGAACTGGCTGGAGCAAATTGCGCCTGCACAGTTTGACCCGATGAGTTAACGAACTGAACACCCACACAAACGCCAAGCGCTTGCGGAACGGCAGAACCGCTCGCAGCAACTTGACACACGCCTGTAGCGGTCAATTCCAACAGATCGCCAGTAAACATGGCAGCATTTGTTAGACCTGAAGTGGATGCAATCGGGACTAGACGAGTAGACCCGGCGTAGGGATTCCCACCAATACGATTGATAGGTTGGAAACCATACGGCTTATCGACAGTAGGGTAAGCCATTTAAGGACTCCTGAGTTACTTTAAACCAGAACCAAATCCTCCTCCACGCGTTGTCGTGGACTTGCGATCCGAGAACAACGGCATACGAGGATCATTGTTTCGCATGAAGTGATTGTCTACTGAGTCCATCTGCGCTTGTGCTTGACGGGAATAGTACTCATCACGAGAACGCGCAAGTTCAGCAGGCATCTTGCAAAGCATCAGCCCGCCAAGTTCAACATTCCCGGTCTTTTCATTGCCCGCTAACATAAGTTCAGGATGGTCAGCAGCCTTTACCGGCTCCCAACCTTCACGCATCTTTTTAGAGGTGTTGGTAGGGTCGTACTGTCCCAAGACATGCGTTGCAATCCAGCGGTACACATATCCCGGTTCAGGTGTCGGATCAGGCAAAACGCTCGACGGCGAATAAACCATGCGAGCAGTTTTTTCGCGTGACGTTAAGTCACGAGGGGTACGGTTTTGTTCAGCCATTTTGGTTCTCCAGTCTTACCACTTGTGCAGCATACTGCTGCGGAGTCAGGCCCAATTTTTTCGCTAACGCTACTTGCGTTTGCGTCAATCGAATTTTTCCAGCGCTCGTTGTCCGAGCGGCGGGGGCCACGACCGTCGTAGGTTTCTTTTGAACCTCACCCGTCTTCGGCCTGTCTTCGTTACCTCCGAATAGCTCGGGGAACTTGGACTTCATGCGACCATCAATCTGGTCGAAGTAATCATCAGAGCGGGGATCAACACCCCCGGTAACTAGCTTTTGATGCAGCCCTAGTGCATAGCTGGTGTATTCCTCAAACCCCGGTTGTCCGAACCACTGGTTTTTTGCCTGCCAGCGCAGAGACTTTTCGTCGGGTTGAACCTGAGTTTGCGGTTGTTGTTGAGGTTGTACCGGATATTCCGTGGGTTGTAAAGCCTGTGGACGAAATTTTTTTGCTTCCTCAGCACGGTACTTGGCTGCAGCCAACTCTTCCTGAGCCTCAATAATGGCGTCAGTGTCAAAAGCCTCTTGGGCTTCCTTGAGTTTGCGGCGGGCTACCTCCAGTTCAGACTCTGCTTCCTTGCGGGCAGAGTTGATCAGAAATTCCTGGCCCTCGTTGTAGCTCTTTTTTAGACGGTTGTTTTCGTCCAGAAGCTGCTGTGTAAGACGCTCAAGCTCCGCTTTTTCCCGGGCTACGGCTTCTTTTTGACGACGTTCATCGTGACGGGCATGGGTCAGTTCTTTGATCCGCGCCTTCACACCTGCCGAGTAAGTGTCAATTTCCTCGTCCGTAGGGTCGAGAACCTCTTTGTCCAAGGGCTTGCGACCTCGGTCTTTCTCAGGGGTGTCGTCAACGATTTCGATTTCTACGTCCGTTTCATTGGACGCTTCCACCTTTACTTCGTTTTCCTGCTCGTCAGGAAACTTGTATTCGTCTTTATCCGTAGCCATATAAAACTCCTTTAAGCGCGGGTGAGTCCGCGAGGGTCTTGCACAACAGCATCAACTTGATCGTCGTTGATGAGCCTAAACTCTTTGCCATAAATTTTGAACCGCGTACCAGAATAGGTACGGACCAGCACAAAATCTCCGGGTTTACACCAAGCTCCGTTGGAGAACTTGTTGGTGTCTTTATATGCGTCGGGGCCAACTTTCAACACAAACAGCACGGTTGTGGCGTGCTCTTCCTGCCGCATATAGGTGTCTGCTTTGATGAGATTGGAGTTGTCAAAGGTCTGCGACACATCAGGAACGATGCACAGAATTTTCCAACCCGTAGGTTCAGGCAACATCGTTGCCTTGTCTTCATTGCTCGCATCCTGCTCAGGCTCGTCTTTGGGCTGAATAATTTTTGGCAGGCTGATGCCTGGGGGGAAGATGATTCCCGCGTCACTCATCTGCATCTTCAACTTTCTTTGCAAGGTCTAAAAGATGACGCTCTGCCAGGGCCAGACCTTGAATCACCCCAACCAGCTTTTGGTACTCTTCAAAACTGCGACAGACCCCACCAGCGATGTCATCAGCGTAGTTGTTCATGTCGGTGCGTATTTGTTCGCGCAATACGCGTGCGAAGTCTTGAATCATTTACGTATTCATCTTGTTTGTGGACGCGCCTGTGTAGCTTGCTTTTTGGCAATCTCAATGCCCAGCTTGACACCTTCACGTTCTTGTTGCGCGATTAGCAATGCTTTGTCGCGTTCAATGTCTGCCTGAGTTTTCATTGCACGCAACTCAAGATCGCCCTTGACGCGTTCTTGCTCAAGCTCTTGTTTATCTGCAATAGCAGAAGCATCCAACGCCATCTTCTGCGCCTTAAGCTCAAGCTCCTTCTGACGCAACATCAACTCTTGCTGCTGCATCTGGATCACTGGGTCTTGCATTTGTTGTTGAGCCTGCATCATGGCCATCTGTTGTTGAGCCTGAGCCGTTGCCTGCGCAGCAGCCTGAGCCATCATGGAAGACAGAGCAATCTCAACTTGCGGCGGAAGCTTCTCATCTTCTGGAGGCAACGGCATGCCCATCTGCGCCTCAATCATCTTGCGCATCTTGAAGCCTAAGTGCTCAGCAATGTGCGCTTGTAAAGCAGCAACAAGCTGCTGAGCCATTGGGTTCTGTCCAACCTGTGCCGCAATCAATGGGTTTTGCATGATCATGTTGTGCACCGCAATGTGAGCATCATGATCTTGATGCAAGAACGCCTTGGTCGGCTTGTTCTTCAAGATTTCTTGGTTCTCGCTGACAGGATCAGTAGGCTTCTCGTCGTCAGGCAGCGGAACAAGTTTTTCAGCGTTCTTGATTCCCAGCACATCCAACATCGCGCGATGAAGCTGCGGCAGGTCATAAATCTGCGGAGCCATCTGAGCCATCTGAATAACAGCTTGATACTGCACCACACGCTGCGACATCGTCGCTGCGTTAGGATCGCTTACAGGTATAACGTCTACAAGATCGTAGTCAGACTGCTTGGCGCGCTTGTTGCCGTACTCGGGATCGTAGGTGTAGTCTGTGTCGGTGTAATCGCGGATCAGTCCTTTAAGAAGCTTGAACTCCTGCTTTAAAGAAAAATGCGTCCGGGCTTGAACAGCGGTTAGTACCTTAAGTTGTCTTTCAAGCAACGCAAGCGTAGTGCCCACCGGTGCTTGAGCAGACATGTCAGCTATCTTCATGTCAGCCGTAGCAGCAAACCTACGGCCTTCTTCTACGATGTTGCCTAGTAACTGATACAAGACACCCGAAGGCTCTTTGTACGGCAGTGGCAGGATACTGTCTCGGATGCTCCCAGAGGCTACGTCTACATCTCTAAACTCACCAGGGGCAATCGGTGTGTCGTCGCCCTTGATGCGCAGACCTCGGGACTTCAAGCCCCCTGGAAGATTGGACAAAGTGCCAGCGTCAACAAGCTGGCGCATGAGAGAAGTAGCACTCTTGGCAAAACCGCCGATAAGATGGAACAAACCAAAGCCATACGCCCCAAAGCCGGGGACGTACTGATAGTGCACAAAATGCTGTCGCTTGAGTTTGAAGTCGTCATCTTCTTTCCAGTTGCGGTAGATTGACAAAACTTTATTTGTGCCCTTGATCAGCGTGACCACATACGGCACCGCGATCTCAGAGTCTTTTCCGTGACCGTACTTGTCTTGTTTGATGTTTAAATCAACGTGGCACTCCAACAGCGTAAAGCGGTCATCGTTGAGATCACTGAAGCCCGTTTCTTTGTCTTTTGCTTTTTGAATGTTTGTTTGATTCTTGTCTGGATCACCCAACTCACATTCACAGTAGAAGCCTGCAGCTTGAAGCTTTAAGAT